TTTTTTATCATAATAATTTTTTTATCATAATAATTTTTTTATCATAATAATTTTTTTACCTTTACATCTTACATTCCATTCATTTTTATTAGCATTATTAATTATTATTGCTTGGAAAAAAATAAGAAAAATAAGTTCATTTATATTTTTATTAATCATCAATCTATGTATATTTAAGAATAATATAATAAATAAGCATAAACTCACATATAGGGAATATTTAATTTATATTTTAATACTTTTATTAAAAAATTTGAATAAAAGTATTAAAATCAAAATTAAACAGTAAAATAATTTTTAATTAAAATATAAAAATAAATTTTAAACGCATAATAAGAAATAAATATAATAAATATATTTTAATAAATAAAAAAAGAAATCTCATTTTATATTCAAAAAATATATAATATTAAATTAAAGTATTTATAATAATAATGATAATGACTTAAAGATCAATTCTATATTATTAATTCATAAAACACAAAATTAAAAAATATGACATTGTTTCGCTACAAACCAAATAAAATCAAATATCTAAAAAATATTAAAACTTTAGATGAAATACATAGAGAAAAAATTAGTAAATTTGATAATCAATCAACTAATCTTCCAGAAAAGAAAATGGAATTAAAAGATTTAAAAAAGGAATTAAATGATATTAATAATATATATAAAACAAATCCTAGGAAAGTTAATTTAAAACAACGAGGAAATCTCATAGAAAAGATAAAACATATGGAAACAGAAATACGACATATTGAATCAAATATTGATATGCTCGATTATTTTGAAAAAACTAGTGATGTTTTATTAAAATATTATGAAATTGAAGATAGTATGCAAAGAATGACATCCGAAATTTTACCAGATGAAGTTAATATTAATGAATTAGAAACACAGGAAGCATTTGATGAAGCAACTGCTAATGTAGTTATAACTGAACCAACAATAGATACTGATTTTAATGATAAATTATTAAAATTAAATGAAATAAGTAAAAAGGGGAAAAAAGTAAAAAAACCTGTTAAGAAAAGAAAAACAATGAATGAAGAAGTATTAAAGAAATCTATATTAAGTTTTTTAGTAACTCCTATTGAAAATAAAACTGATACGGGCAATAAAAATACAAACAATTCAAGTATTACAGAAGCTGATATAGAATTAATAACCCAAGATAAGGCTACATTAAAAGATGCATATCTTGTGCTTGTTGATAATGATTACGTATGTGATAAAGTAAAAGTTTCACCTATTAGGTTTTGTTCTAATTGTAATATAGAAAAAACAATAAAACCGGATGAGGGGATGTTAGTATGCCAGAAATGTGGAGAAATTGAAAGAATAATAATGGAAAGTGAAGTACCAAGTCATAAAGATGCTCTTAATGAAAAACCAAAATATCCTTACAAAAAAATTAATCATTTAATTGAAAAATTAAATCAATTTCAATCAAAGGAAACAACTATAATACCAAGTTCTGTTTATACTACTATTGATGAAGAAATAAGAAAACAATTAATTAAACGTCATTTAATGACCCCAAATGATATAAAGAAAATATTAAAGAAACATAGATTAAATAATTATTATGAACATATGCATCAAATATTTTCCAAAGTCACTAATACACCTCCACCAATTTTAACAAGAGAAATTGAAGAAAATATAAAAACAATGTTTAAACAGATACAGTCACCCTTTAAAAAATATTGTCCAAAGGGTAGATCTAATTTTTTAAATTATTCTTATGTAATACATAAAATATTTTTGATTTTAAATATGAAAAATCATTCAAAATATTTTCCATTACTAAAAAGTAGAGAAAAATTAAGAACCCAAGATACTATTTGGAAAAAGATTTGTGAAGAATTAAACTGGAAATTCTATTCTTCTGAATAAAAATTGATAAATATACTGATTGTAAAAAAATAATCAATATATAACAATAATTAAATATATGAATAATAAAAGAGTAAATCATATTTTAGAAAATATAAAGGAACCGATATCTGAAGAAAGCAAAAATAAAATTATATTTTTATCAGATAAAATAATTGTATCATTTTTTAAAAATTGTCCGAAAGGTAGAGCTAGTTTTTTTAATATAACTTATTTTTTAAATAAAATATTTTTACTATTAGATATGCCAGAATATGCGGAAAAATATAAAAAATCATTTTCATTAGATAAACAAAAATATAATGATGATTTATGGGAAAAAATATGTATCGATTTAAATTTATCTCATAATATTAATAATAAGAGAAAAAGATCATTAAATGATGAAGAAGATTATCAAAATTTAAAAAAAAATAAAACTTATTGAATATTATTTTGCTGTTTAATTTGGACTTTTAATATTTTATTTATTTATTTTAGCGTGATGCAATATTAGTTGTTACATTATTTGATACAGAGCTAGCAGAACCTTCCCGGTAATTGTGTAAATTCTGGATTATTATTTGTATCTAATGTTATACCTTTTGATGATGAAAATATATTACCTGATGAATTTACAGCAGCTAATGCTGGAGATTGTCCAATTACAGTCATATTTTCCTGATATGGAACAAAAAATACTGAGTAAATAAAATAGATCATTATAACTATTAAAAATACTATTCCTACTATACTAGCAATATTATAAATATTCATTTTTATATTATTTAATTATATTATTTATTATACTGCAAAGATTATATTTATTTTCACATAAAACAATATAATAAAAATGGATTTTAATAATGACACTTTCAGAAGATTCTTTAAATTAGCAATATTTATAATAATATCTTGGTTAATTTCAAAATATTATATAGGTTTAAATGATAGTAATTCTTTTTCAATTGCAACATTTAACGCATCTTTATACATGACAATTGATACATTCTATCCCAGAATACATTATGATAGTAATTAATTTAAAATATTAAATATTTGTTTCTATCACAATTACAAAATACATAATATAATAACATTATTGATAAAATTGCAACTAATATAAAATAAAATGAATTATCATTTTGATATATTATTTGATTATCATTATCTGAAAATCTTTCAATATTAGTATTATTAGTAGTGCTACTATAACTATCACTACTGCTATTATGACTATTTATAATGTCTACAGTTCCTCTCAATATTAATGTTTGTCCATTTGCATATGGTCCTATTGTTAATACTGCACTTGGAAATACTCGCGATAATTGTGATTGTGATTGTTCTGGTGTTGATGATAGTGATGATGGTGGTAGTGATGATGGTGGTAGTGATGATGGTGGTAGTGATGATGGTGGTAGTGATGATGGTGGTAATGGTGATGATGATGTTGGTGATAATGATGTTGGTGATGATGATGTTGGTGATGATAGTGGTGTTGATGGTGGTGTTGATGATGGTGATGATGGTGATTTCAGTGATGGGGGAGGTATTTTATAAACTTGATTTACCCAACCACAACCCATTTGATTGGTACAAGTAGTTGAAACTCCATATCGTCCATAATTTGAATCAATACCAGCAAAACATTGATTACCATTTTGTAATCCAAATACATTATATCCGCCAGATTTTGCTTTTTCTGCACATTCACCAACTGATGAAACATTAGATGATAATAATGTAGGTATCGCTCTTGTTGATGCATCATTAAATGGTCCTATATATATATAAGAATTTGACATATATTATAATATTATAGAAAAATATAATATTATATTAAATAATAAATATTTTTCTATAAAAAAGTGTGTTTGAAACTACTTAAATAAAAGCTTATATTATAATATTATAAAATGAAAGAGGAAGTAATAGTAGATGAATCTGATAATATAACTTTTGAAAATCAGGATGATACAAAAAAAGAGGAAGTAGTAGAAAAAGAATATAATAAAATAGATCATTTAGATGAACATGAACCAGATTCGGGATATAGATGGGCATTATTTTCATTTATTTCACCAGAGGGAATACATAATTGTAAAATAAGAGGTTTGAAAATATGGGATGTATATAGAACAGAGGAAAAAGCAAAAGAAATGCTTCCCGAATTACGAAAAAAGGAAAAATATTTTGATATACTTCTAGGAGAAGTTGGTAAATGGTTACCATGGGATCCTGATCAAAATCAAGTAAAGGAACAAGTTTATGATAATAAGAAATTACAAAAATTAATGAATCAACAACAAAAGAAAAATTTAGATGATTTAAATACATTAGTAGAAAAAAGAAAACAACAATTAAATACTGCCGAAAAAACACATAACAAACGTGTTGAAAATGCCCTTAAAAATGCAAAATCAACAGTAGAAGAAACAAAAGCACCAAAAGTCGATCCACATTCACAAGAAATAGCAAGATCTAAATTGAAAAAAATATTAAAGCAGAGAGAGGATGCAAAAGCTCCAGTAGCAACTGAAAATGATCTTAAAATAAGAGAAGAATTATTAAAGAAAGAATCAGAAAGACTAAAATCAAAAGAGCTTGATTTAACAACAAGTGTAGAAAAAATGAAATCTGTAAATGATAATATTTCTAAAATACAAGATTATCTTAAAAAATACAAAAACAAAAAAGATGAATCGTCAAAAAATGAATAAAAATAGTTAATTTTTCTTTTTATAAAGATATATTATTATGACTAAAAATCTTATAATAATATTAATATTTATTGGAATAGTATTGATTGCTATAGGTCTTACTAAGGCTACACAACAATTACCCCAACAACAAATTATATATAGATATATACCAAGATCTTTTGAAGAGGAACAAGAGGATCCTGTAATGGTATCAGATATATTTAGAACTATGTTCTCTTTACCTGATCCTTGGATTGGTTCCATTAATGATCTTGATACAAGGAAAAAAGAAGCTGTTAATAAGTATTGGATAAGTCAAATATAGGAATTTAAATTCCTATATTTGATTCTTATCCAATTTGATAAAATTATATATCAAACAGGATAAGTCAAATATAGGAATTTAAATTTGTATATATAATTATTATCCAATTTGATAAAATTATATATCAAACAGGATAAGTCAAATATAGGAATTTAAATTTGTATATATAATTATTATCCAATTTGATAAGATTATATATCAAACAGGATAAGTCAAATATAAGAATCTTAATTATTTTTTTTTATTAATTATTTTACCTTTATCATCTACTTCCTGTTTTTCTATATTAATTGTTCCTTTACTTCTCTTTTTATCCATACAATATTCATTAAAATTCATTCCCTTTGAATTTTTTTTCCAATCATTATTATAATTTTTTTTATGATAATCTAAGAATTGTCTTCCACCCAATTCCATTGTAGATTTTGTAAGATCTGGAGCTTTATACCAATAAATTAATTCAGAAACATCTTTATCAGCCCCCTTATTTGCTATAACCATAGCACCATGATCTTTTGTTAAAAAAGAAAATACTTGTCTAAATGAATCAAATGTAGGAAACATACCAGCATAATGATCCCATATACGTTTTTGATTTGATACTTTATTTTCAGCTAATAAAAAAATATAATCAAAATTTGATCGTAATTCCGGTGTAATTCCAAGAGGAAACTGCATTGTTAATATATATGTTAATTGGTAGTGCCTTCCATTAAACAATAATTCTAATATAGGTGGATCTCTACCCCATGAGCCCTTTTGACCTAAACAATCGTCCATAACAATATAAGATCTTGTATCAATAGGTTTTTTTCCATTACTAATTCTTTCCTGTAATTTATCCATCATAACTTGTTGTCTTTTCATTAATCTTTCGATTATTTCACTTTTATATTCATAAAAAATATATGAATCTGGAAAAAATTTGGAATAAAATGGATCTTTTGTAACTCTTTCAGATCCAGATATAATCATTCCACATGGAATATCTTTCATATGATGTAAAATTGCACGAACTATCCATGATTTTCCTGAACGTCTTGGTGCAATTAAGACTATAGATGGATTTTCCTCCATACTATTTAATTTAAATTGTTGAACTGGTATTTTATCACCACTATTAAATGTTACATCCTTAGTAGGCATTTTATATTATAATAACTAGAAAATAATATAAACTAAGGATAATTAATAATAAATATTAAAATGTTTCAATAAATACATCAGGTAATGGTTTTTTTGGAATATTAATACCTTTTGTTATTAAATCAAATGATTTTACAGTATTTCCAGATGATAAATCATCTTTCACTAATTTGTAATTTTTTTCACCTAAAGTAATATTATTTTGAATTCTATCATTTAATTCATTTGAATCATTATTACTATATTCAAAATATCCATATGCTATAAACCAAACAATTATTCCTACTACAGCAGGTATAAGTAAATTTACATCCTCTTTTTTAGTATTTTTTCTCCCTTTTTTATGTTTTCTTTTTTGTTCAGAATGAAGTTGCCATAATAAATATCCATAAGTGATAGCTGTAGCAAATAAACCTATAATTACTGGATTTTTAAGAATATCTAACATATTATATTATATCTTTAATAAAGAAAATTATTATTTATTCAATACTGCACCGAAATAAGCTTCTCTATCCTCTCTAGTAGTTCCTATATTTTTTTCATTTTCAATTTTATCTTTAACTATATTTATATCTTCTTTATTATTATATTGTTTTATTTTCATAGTTTTTTTATTTTTTAAATTATTTAAATCAGTTATATATTCACCGGATGACATTTTCTTTTTTAATTCATCATCACTATTTTCAATTTTATTATCATTTGATTGATTTATTTCCTTTTTAATTTCACTTTTAATTTCAGTTTTATGATGTTCAGATTTAGGATGACTTAATGGTTTATCAATTTTTATATCGTCAGTTGTTTTTTCTCTCTCAAAAATTAATTTACTTAAATCATGTACACTTTCTTCTAATCTATCTAAATTATTTTTATTACTATCTGATAAATTATTATTACTATTACTATTACTATTACTATTACTATTACTATTACTATTACTATTACTATCATTATCACTATCACTATCACTATCACTATTACTATCAATTGCCTTAAAATTTATATTTTGGGGGATTACATTATTTGTATTATTAAATGAATTATCATCAAAAGCATTTTGTTTATTATTAAAACTATTGTCAAAAACATTATATTTTTCAGCATCTAACATACTTTTTATTTTTGCTAATTTACTTTCATCTGTATCATGTTCAACAATATAATCATGTATTAAATATTCTTCTATTATTTGTTTCATTGGCAAACTTTTTCGTATACCTTCAATTATTGATTTTTTTATAATTTCTATAGATTCTCGCTCATTTCTTTGTAATTCTAAAGGAGAATAATCATCAACAAAGATTTCAGGATAATTATAAAATTGTTTAGCACATTCTATATAACATTTATGTATAAATAATTTAATATCAATAGTTTCATGTAATCTTTCATTTACAAGTTTACATTTTCTTCCAGATGAATTATAAGTTAATAAAACTATAAAACTTTTAAAACATGCTCTTATTAAATTATCAAATATATCTGCATTTTTACTATTATCTCTAATTCTTACCATTTCTCTTTCAATATTAGCATTACTAATTGTTGGAACACTTTTTAAAATATTTTTAAATATTCTTATTATTGGTTCTATTTCTTGATTAGGATTTTGTTGTGCAGCTATTTGTTGCGAATTATGTCTTTTTTTTGCTAAATAATACAAACTTTGTATTCCTTCATAAATAAGAGGAGCCATCATATTTGTTAAAAAATCAGTATATTCATTTTTAATTTCAACAATATTTTTCTCAAAATAATGAGTCATTTATATGTTATTTATTTAGACATTTTATAATAACTTTTTTGCGCATATTAAAAATTATTTAAATAATTTTTAATCAATAAAATTTTTATATTTTTTCATATTTTAATATTAATACTTTTTTATAAATGAAAAGTATTAAATATTCAAATTAAACAACAAAATAATTTAAATATTTGCTATCTATGAGTTTCCTCCTCTATGTGATAAAAAATTGCGTTGATTATCTGTCATACATACACAACCTACATCTTGCCATGCATTATTACATGTATAATTACTAGATACAAATTTATCTTTGTTTTTACATACTAATTCGTCAGTTTCCATTGCAAATGGTGGTGGATATTGTTGACTGCAACATGATTTGCTACACATGTTATTATCTAATCCCATTAATATATTATCATTTTCATTTTTACCAACAGTAGAACCCCATGGTGGTATTATTTCATCTGGTAAACCTATAAATTGTGATGCAGATGTTGCAAGTCCTGTATGTCTATCATAAATTAAAGGTTTTATAGGTACATCATTTTGAACAATATCCTGAATTTGTGAACTATTTGTTGCTGTAAAATTTTCAGTATAATTTTTTGCATATGATGCTATTAATACTACAAGAACTATACCTAAAACTATTAAAACTAATTTCATATCTAATTTAATATCCATTGTTTTTATATATATTCTATTAAGATAAATTATTAAAAATACCTAAATTTTACTTATTTCTATATTATAGGTAAATAAACTGTATCAATTATCCAATAACCATTATTATCTTTTATTCTTGGATAAAAATCTATATGCAATTCATATTTATTTAATATTTTATTAAGTTCTTTTAGAAATATTATATCTTGTGCAATTTCTGAATAAAATGTTTCTATATTAAATTTTATTCCATATTTTTCTATTGCATCGTTTTGTGATTTTAACATAATTTTATTATATTCTTTAAATAATTTATTATCATCTATATTAATTTTTTCTTTATTAACATTAACTTTTCTTATATTATATAATCCCTCTGGTGTTATAACAATTGAACCACATGTTTTTCCATCATTATGATGTTCTATAAAGTGTAATATATCCCCCATACTAGGATATTCGTATAAAATTCCATCAGCAGCTCTTCCTCCAGGATAAGGAGTTGGAGGATGTGTATGAAAAACATATTCATAATCTAATGCCCCATCAATATTTCTAGGTAAATATATCTCTTCATCACCTCTATCAACTCTTGTAGTATTTGCTGAAATAACTATTTTTTCAAGAGAAAAATTATTAAAATCCAATAAACCAGCATGTTCTGAATATCTATATAAATTAGTTTTTTCATCATAATATTTTTTAATATTACCACCACCATGTTCCATTAAAGCATCTAATATAAGTAATTGATTTTTTGTTATTTTTACATATTTTTTTCTATTTGATATTTTTATTTTTGATCCTATTCTAAAAATCTTTTTACTACATTCCTTTTTTTTAGGATTTTTATAGAATTTATAAATTAGATCAAGAAAATCAAAAGTTGGTTTAATATTATGTACAGAAATATAATGATAATATCCATCTTCCCACATAATATCTTTATATTTATAATATCCATTAGTTATATCATTGTTACATAGTAAACATTTTTTTATATTATCATATTTTTTATATTTATTACATTTTATAAAATCTTCAAGTTCCTCTAATTTTTCTAAAAATTGATCTTTTCCAATCCAATATTTTCCTTCATATGGAAATGGATAAGATTTACCAAAACTATCATATTCTTTTATATCTTCTTTTTGCCTCCAATATCCTTCTTGTTTTATATTAATATTTTCTTTATTTATAATATTCATTATAAATAAAGATAAGAAAAGTAATTAATTTACAATTATTTTTAATATATTTTCAACCACAATAAAAAATATATTATCTGATCTTTTATCAGCAATTATATTTATATTTTTTAATGATTTTAATATTATATTAAGATTTTTTTCTTCAATTTTAAAATATTTTTTTTTTATATATTTGTTATCAATTTCTAATTCATTCTTGTCATATAAAATATCCTTTTGAATATTTATCATATCACTACCCCATATCCATATATTTTTTTTAATATTATATGATCCCAATATTTTATATATAATTGTTATATTAATATTATTATTAGATGCAATTATATATTTTTGATTATTATTATCATAATAATAATTTATTTTATAATTAAATATTTTATCTTCTGAAAAATAATTATTCATATATATTTATTTTCTATTTTTATTTTCAGAATGAATATGGTTCTGATAAAATTCTTTTACCAATACATCTTTGCGTTTCTATATATTCTAATATATAATTATCAGGATTACATATTGCAAATTCAGCTGAAAAATCTGTTGTCTCAGGATTTTCTGGATCACTACGTGTTATATCATCAATATTTACTGTATTAGATTCCTGTAGTATAGGTTTATCATCTTGTTGTTCTTCCTGTTCCGGTAATGGTGTAAATCCACCTGTTAAACCTAGGGATTTATATTGACCTTTTTTTAATATAAAAAAACCAACCCCATTGTATCTTTTTGAATTTTTACAAAAATTATTCTCAATATTTTTTAAATCCCAATTTTTTCCTTTGGTTCTATCATATTGTGAAACAATATATATCCTATCAATATCCTTTAATGTTTTAAATTTGTGTATAGCTCCTTTTTCTCCATCTACACAACCATTAACATAATCTGCTGCTAATCTTATGTCTTGTGAAAAAAATGCTACTAATTCTTCATTACCAAGAATAATTCTTGCAGGATCAAATGTTTCCATAATAGTAGTACCATGATATAATATAGTTCCAGCTGGTATGGTATATAATGTCTCATGTGTAGGCTCCATTGGAGCTGATTTGCTATAAGAACCAGGAAGGACATTTCCATTAGAATCACGTGGACTTAATTGTTTTCCATTTTTTAAATCTTCTTTCCATTTTCCAGTATCTTTTGGTATAGAACTAAAATCAGGTAAGTTTTCTGATTTGCTACTTGCAAGTCCACTAGGTTCTTCTGTTGTAGCAGGTAATTGTGATAATGTATCATCTTCAGTAGCAGGTAATGGTGATAATGTATCATCATCTCCACCACCTAAATTATTTAAGGTATTTTGTCTATTAAATATATCTTTTAAAAATCCATCCATATTATAAATAAAGTTGATAAAAAAATATATAAACTATATAACTATTTAAATAATTGACTATATTAAATAATTATTATATTATATGAATAATTTAAAAACTAATATGTTTAAATATTTATTACCAGATAATGATTCAGATGATAATTATTCATTAGATAGTACTAATGAGGAAAATATAAAAACAAATATTTGGACTGAAGTTAAAAATGTAAAAACAGATTTTAAAAAAGAGAAAGATTCATATTTTAAAAGTAATTGGAAATCGTATAATAATGAAAATGATAATAGTAATAAAAAAAAGAAAACAATGTTATGTAAAAATACTATACTTAATGGAGATTGTGGATATTCTACTAAATGTTGTTATGCACATTCTCTTGAAGAACAAGTTATAGAACCGATTAGAAAAGAAGCCATTGATTTAATTAATAGTACAAATAATTTAAATAATTATAGTCCTGAATTAAATAGAGAATTATATAAAACATTACAAATTATGACAAAAATATGTGATAAATGTTTATATAATAATTGTACTGGAGGATATAATTGTAAACACGGTATAAGAGATAAAAAACAATTAATTTGTGAACAAGATCTTAAATACGGAATTTGTGATGATAAAATCTGTTCCAAAATACATTTATGTAAAAGAGGATTGAAACCAATGTATAATACAAATTATACTCAAAGAACAAAATATGAAAATAATACAAAATCCAATACTAATTTTTCAGGAAAATTAATAACAGATGATTTTATAAAATTATTAACAACAATTGATACAATTAATAATCATAATTCTGATAGTTCAGATGATATATTTCCTATTAGTGATGATTTATCTTCTGATGAAGATTGTTTTAAATCAATATTTATTAATGATTAAAAATTGAATATTTATTATTTTATAATACCTTTTAATTATATTTGATAATAAAAAAATGAACGATTTTTTTGAAGCTGAAAGTAAATTAAAATTATCTTATGATAATTTAACATCAGAATTTAATAAATTATGCATATCTCAAATATATTGTATTTCTAAAAATAATTTACCATATTTTTCATTATCTATAATAATAGAATTTATTATAGATATTGCATATTGTAAATATGATTATAATCCTGATTGCAAACAGCGTAAAAATCAAAAATATTATTTTAATTTGCAAAATTTATCATATATTTATCAAATATTTAAATCTGCAAATCTTAAATATTATGATAAACTAAAAAATATTGATAGTAAATATCATGAACCATTTCAATTATTTATTAAAAAAATTAATGAAGCATTTGAATTATATAATGAAAAAATGATTGAAGCATATTCTATATTTGAAAAAAATATTTTGAAACATTAATTTATTTTACTATTAATTTTGTCTAATTTTATTAATAAAAAATATTGATATATTTAATGCTTAAAGCAATTGCCATAATTATATTTATATTAGAAATGGAAATTTATGAAGATTATATAGATAATAAATATTGGACAAGTAAATATAGACCAAGAAAAATATCCGATATAGTTGGTAATCAGATACAAATAGATAATATTTGTACTTGGCTTGATACATATGAAACAAATGCAAAGGAATTAAGATATATTGGAAAAAAAAAAGGTTTAAAAATAAAAGAAGATGATATAAATGATACGGAAGGTGTAGAACTTTTAGAAAAAATTATAGATAGAAAAAAACCTAATAATCCAAAACAGAGTTGCTTAATTATAACAGGTAATCATGGGGTAGGAAAAACATGTTTAATAACAACAATATTAATGGAAAAGGGTTATACTATAAAAATGATAGATTTTTCTAAAATAGGTTCTATTAAAGAAAAACAACCACAATCATTAAAAAATAATAAAAAAAAAGGAAATACTTCTGAAATTATAAATATATTAGAAAAAACACTATTTGGAAAAGATATTTATGATTTAATTCAAGGAAATGAAAATAAAAAGTGTGCAATATTAATTGATGATATCGAATCTGTAATTTCTATAAATGAAAAAAAACTTGTTATTGCAACATTAAAATATAATAACTGTTATTGGAAAAATCCTATTATCTTTATATCTGATAATAATCATAATAAGGTAATAAACACTATAAAATCATTTTCCTATGAAATAAAGGTACAACCTCCATTAAATACTGATTTATTTAAATTATTATGTACAATATGTAATAAGGAATCAATGAAAATAGAAAATAGAGCTCTTGCATATAAAATTATTGATGAATCACAATCTGATTTTAGAAAATTAATTTCATTTTTAGAAAATATAAAAAGTTTATATCCAAATAAAATATTTATTGAAGAATATTTTGCAAAAATATCAAATTCATATAAACATAAAGATATAGATATTGGTATTTTTGATGCAGCAAATAGTTTAATATATTTCTATAAAAATTTAGAACAAGCACAACAATTATATGAAACAGAAAAAGTTTTAATACCTTTAATGATACAACAAAATTATATACAAAAAATAGATAAACACGGATTTTCAAAAAATAAAACTGATATATTAAAAAAAATTTCAAAATCATTAAGTGATGCAGATATAATTGAAAATTATATATATGGGGATCAAAATTGGGATTTAAAAAATATTCATGGATTTTTATCATGTATTTATCCATCTTATGAATTAACATCATTATTGAATCCTAATTTATCGCAAATAAATAAAGATTCTATATATGGTTTAACATTTCCTATAGATTTAAATAGAACTTCAATTAAAAAAATAAATAAAAAACAAATTATAAAATTAAAAAAAAAATTTAAAAATATGGAAATATATGATTATATAAAAATGAATAAAATTATAAAAACACTTTTTGAACTAGATGAAATAAATAAATGTAATGAATTATTCCAAGATTATGATTGTACTATTGGGAATATCGAATCTATTTTAAAAATAGATAAAGTTGATGAAAAAAAATACACTATATCCGCGAATATAAAAAAGAAACTTTCTATAAAAGAGGATGTAAAGGATAATGATACTGATAGCGATTATTCAGTTGAATAATTTTAATATAAATTTTAATTTTTTTTATTATAAAAGATATAAATTATATTTTTAAAAAAAAAATATTTGTAATATAATATATACTAGAATGGATCCTAGAATGATGGAGAATACTAACACTGAACATGACGAAGATTTCTATTTGAAAAATAATTTTCACCCAAATCAAGTCAGAGTTATTTTAAGACACAATAAAAAATTATCTGAAGAACAAATCGATAAATTTGTTGAATCATACATTGATAAATTACAAAAAGTACAAAAACTAGCAAGAAAACTTTTAGAGAAAGTTGAAAAAAAATACAACCACTTACCTTATGAAGCTATTGTACAAAAAGCATATGCATATGCTAAACACAACAACTTTAGTGATGCTGAAAAACAAGCTTTAATTAGATTTGCTAATAAGGGTGATGTATATAACTCATCTAACCCATATTCTCAATTAAAATTTACTGAAATGGCTAAGTTTTTCGGATTTGATGCAACTGAACCAGTATTAAATATTGGAAACAAAGATTATGCACCATTAAATGAAATAATTAAATTATTTGAATTAACTCGTACTTTACATATGGATATTAAAAATCAATCTGCATTATACAGAGATTGTGCACCAGAAGCTATAACTGGTAAATACGATAATACAAGACATATAATATCATCCCATATACATCCTGTAATTGTTGCATTATTTATTAGTAAAATACAACCTATTGAATCACGTATGATATTGTCAAATCTTGGTAGAATAGTAGCACAAAGATCTCTTCCTTTCCTTGGAAAAAATATACCATTATATGATAATGTTTTAAATGGAGAAATGGAAGCAGAAATGGTTTTAACATGTGATATTGTAAAGGATCCTAACTCATTAGCATATTTTAGCAATGATACACCAATTACAAATATGTTAAAAAGATTTAAAATCCAAACTGAATTATGGAAAAATGTATTAAATCTTAGACAAGGTCGTTATTATTCAAAAGGGTATGATGAAAATGATGGTATTGTAGGATTTGTACAATCATTAACTGCATATGAATGGTCAGTTTTTGATAGTCCTGACTTATACAATGTTCAGGATGAAGGAACAATATTAAGAAAATTATTAGCTGTTTTCTCTTTAAGACCAACATTAACACAAATTTCAAGTTTATCTACAAATAGTAGTGTAATGGGATTATCTAACTGGGGAGGTTATGCAAGAACTACTGTTATACAAATACCAATTATTAATGTTAAATTACCAAGTGCTACAGTAAATACAGCAATAAACGTAACTGATGCAATGAAACAACATGATTGGTTTATTGAAAATAAAATGATTGTACCTAAATCTAAAGTTATTATTTACAGCAAAGATTTAGTATTTTTCTATGCAAATAGAAGATACCAAACATCTAATGTTTCTGCAATTAATAGCAATTTTGTATACCAATGCAATCCTATACAAACATGGCAAGTTGGTCACACTGCTGTAAATGAAAATGAATTAAATTTCTCTGATACTTTACAAATTGAAAAAGACTTATTCTTTTTAAGATCTGTAGTTATGATCTATAAACCACCAATTGCTGAACATGTATCTGTAGGATGCACAACTGTAATTTTAAAGAGATTTAACAATACAACTCACTATTTACATTACAATCCATTACTTGCAAATTTCAAATATATTAATGGTGATAAATACGAATCAGTTGATCCATTCTCAGTTATGCCAGAAACCTCAGCTTTGGCCAGCAATTACCCATCTTTCCGTTCTGAATCCAAAAAATTTGCAACAATATTGGTATATGCATGCCAACCTTAAATTAATTTTTTCTATTAATTAAATATTTTATCAAAAAATTGATAAAATAATATTCAACATATATATGTGTTATGATATATAATAATATAAAATGGCGCTAAGTATAATAAAAAATGAAATAGCTCACTCTGCAAATATTTATAAACCTTTGCAAGTTCTTATTACTAGTGGAAAAGGAGTTTATGTATTAGATTATAATAAAAAAAAATATATTGATTTTCTTAGTGGTTATTCTGCTGCAAATTTAGGTCATTCTCATCCAAAAATATTAGAGTCTGCAAAATTACAATTAGATAAAATAACAATTTTAAGTAGATCTTTCTATAATGATAAAACTGCGGAATGGACAAAATTTATTTGTAATTATTTTAATTATGATAAAGTTATTGCTATGAATACCGGTTCAGAAGCCGTAGAAACTGCTATAAAAATAGCTAGAAGATGGGGATATAAATATAAAGGTGATTCAAAAATAATATCTTTTAATAATAATTTTCATGGAAGAACCATTGGCGTTCTTTCTGCTAGTTCTAATAATCCTTATAAACAAGGATTTGGTCCATTTTGTGATAATTTTTTATTAGCTCCATATAATGATGTAAAATCAGTTGAATATCTACTTGAAAATAGAAAAGATATTTGTGCTGTTCTTATAGAACCAATACAGGGGGAAGCTGGCATAATAATACCAGATTATACCTATCTGTATAATTTATATAATTTATGTAAAAAATATAATGTTTTATTAATTGTTGATGAAATACAAACTGGTTTAGGTAGAACTGGATCTCTATTGTGTTGTGATATTTCTAATGTAAAACCTGATATTCTTATTTTAGGTAAATCATTAGGTGGTGGTATTGTTCCAATAAGTGCTGTTTTAACATCTAATGTTATAATGGATGTTATGGATTACGGAGCTCATGGATCAACTTTTGGTGGAAATCCATTTGCTTGTGCTGTATCAATAGAAGCATTAAATATTATCAAAGATGAAAAAATAGTAGAAAATAGTTTTAATATGGGTGAAATATTTAGAAATGGTATATCCAATATAGATATTGTAAAAGAGGTAAGGGGTAAAGGTCTATTTAATGCTATTGAATTTGATGAAAAATTATTAAATAAAAAAAATATTACAACTTATGATATTTGTAATAAATTAATGGAAAATGGTTTATTAGCTAAAAATACAAATCATAATTCTGTTGTTAGATTTACTCCTCCTTTAATTATAAAGGAATCTGAAATGTTAGAAGGTTTAGATATAATTAATAGAACTATTAATTTATTGTAAAAATCAGTACTAAATTTATAAATTATATTTATCTAATTACTTATAATGAATTTATAATATATTTATTACTTTTTTAAAAATTATTAAATGTATAATAATAGAATAATATTTATTATTAATAATATTTATTAGTTACTTATT